GATGCGCTCGCCGGTTTCCCTGTTCTCAAGGTCACACGATTTAAGAAACTCCAGATTTGCCTGGCGGCGCGCACGCACATCACGAATGGCATGTTTACTGGCATAAGGAGAACGGTCTTTATTGACCTCCCCGACAGCAATCAGTAACGCCTCATGCCAGCGCATACGCTGGCCTTTAAGCTGATGAGTCCACCACTCATCGTTAAACAGGCGGGCAATGGCAGAATATGCCTGCCTCGTGGTCATCTGTCCTTTACGGTATTTTTTCCAGTAGAGAGGGGAAATATTGAAAGCACGTGCAGCGCCAGCAACATGACCATAGAGGTGAGCCTGCGCCTCATCCGTAAACAGCGATTCTTTCTCGCCATGCGCATCCACCCAGGCATCGCAGAGTTCCTCATACATCATGAAAAGCTGTGATGAGATACGGGCGGCAAACTTTTTCAGCTCCTTGTCATTCATCCCCGGCAGGCGCGCATACTGGTCGCGCTCTGCCAGAAACAGCAACGACGCGTCGGTGTTCATTTCATGGCGCTGATTCACGCGCTCAATGCGCGGCCATAAACGACGCTGAAAAGTGGATGTGAGGAAATAAAACCCGTGCACCGGGCTTTTATTGCGCCGGATGTAGTCATAGCGTGAAGTAAACAGCGAACGCAAAAAGTAAGGCAGGCGGTTAATCGTGGATAAAACACCTTGCACCTGACGCATCTCGTCACGTGTAAGGGGTCTTTCGCGCCCGACGGCCTCGCGTGGCGCGTTCCATGCATAAGCACCGGTAAACGTCTTACCGGTGCCTGCGGCAAATGCTGACGGAGGGACAAAATGCCCGGAGGCTTTAACGGCCATGTGAGCCAAAAGCCTCTGAACAACGCTTGCTGAGTTGCTCAACCTGCGCGTTTAAATCAGCAAAAGACTTTGCGCTTCCGGTCAGAATATCGTGATGCATCATGCCGGAAACGAGCTGGCTTAATTTCGGGTAATAACCAACCACCGCCAGCCATTCCTGACCGGCGTTTTTACCGCTTTCAGCTCTCTTTTTCTCGTGGAGAATAAACTGAAAGCTGTCACTGGTAACGACATAACGTTCGCCAATTTCAATACGAATACTCATGCCATTCTCCGGTAATGCTTGTTTTTTGCTTCAAAGACTGACTGGCAGGAAACACAACGCGTGGCTGACGGATAAGCCGCACGACGGGCAGCAGGTATTGGCGCGTCACACTCTTCGCAAACCAGCGCAGAAACACCGCAATGTTTTACCCTTGCCGCGTTAATCTGGCGCTCCAGTAATTCAGCCTGTTGTTCCTGAATAAAATCTACGTTGTCCGGCATTATCAGCTCCTTTTGTCGTTCAGCTTCTTAAATTCATCAGCGCAATAGCTGGCGATTTCTGTCGTTAATTTTGTCAGTTCATCCACGGATGAAATTTGCTTATGAAATACAGCGCGTTTAACAAGTAAATTGACCACATCAGACAGGAGATTTAATTCGTTCTGATAAATCGCGATAACAGACTCAGTTATTTCGCGTTTTTCTTTATCAAGACCAAGTTGAATAAGAGATAAATCGCCATTTTTCATAACGGCGATTTTTAAGGCGTTATTCAGTAATACAACTGAACGAGAACAGGACATCAAAGCACCTCCCCGCGAGACAATCCGATATTGTGAAATTTTTCCGACTCCTGACTGAGCAGCTCGACTATCTCCACGCGGGATAACTCCGCCTTTGTGATGTGGCGAATCATGGCGTCAAGATGAGAAGAAAAGCGCGTCGCAGCGTCGGCCTGTGCTTCGGTTCTGGCCTGTTGCAGCAGTAATGCGTATTTACCGCACTGATTTTCAGAAACTGTATGCATGACTTTCTCCAGGCAAAAAGAAGCCCCGCACGATTAAGTGCGTTAAAAACTCTGGTTAATTACTTAATGCAGATATTGCTCTGGTTTTACCGACGTCAGAATTGTCGGCGCATACTCAAACAGACTGAATAATTCACGTAATGCACGGAATAAAGCATCACGCCAGTAACATGATTCCTCATTAATTCGCCAGTATGGCTGGTTAAATTCTTTTTCAGTCAATCCGGCATGCATAAATAAAGTGCGACGCTGACTGACTGTTAAAAAACTAATATATGCATACTCACTTGCGCCAACCTGACGGCGTTTTGAGAATGCCCCACGCAATTCATCAATTGCACAAACCAGCCGTTCACGTTCGACGTCGTTCATTTCTTCAAAACGCATCGTTGCGTGACGCTGTTTTAACTGCGCATGAAAGCAAACCGTTAACCGTTCGCGCTCCATCATCTGATTATAATAATCACATGTATCCTGCCAGCGAGGGACGGCAAGATGCTTACCAATTATCCGGCGCATAGCTGCTGGCTGTTTTTCAACGAGATTAAGCGTCATCACTGTCATTTCCATACCCTCCGGCTTTTCAGAAAGGTCAGAGCCTTCTTTAACGGACTCTGTTTTTTGGTGCGGATAATGATTCCCTTGCGCCCCTTCCCGTGGGTGATGGTGAAGTCAATCGCCCTGGGGCTTTCGTTACGCAATAACTGAGCAATACAACGAGGCTCGTTCATCCTTTCCACCTTAAGCCGCACGGCCATGTCTTAATTTGCTGTAACTAATGCGATTTTTCCAGTCATGCCATTCTGTCGGAGCTTCATCAACCAGTTGGGCTGCGTACTTGTCCCACTCACGGCGATTAATCCATAATTCAGCTTTCCCTCTTGGTTTTAATGGGTCTGTCATGTAGAAGGCTGGCAGCTTTCCTGCTTTAGCCATTTCAGCCACCGCGCGTGGTGTCTTACCGATGTAAAGAGCAAAACCTTCTTTCGACAGCAAATCAGATGGGCGCTCTGAAATCTGAATGCTTTTACGTTTGGCTTCATTTTCGAAACTTGCCTCATCGCTAGTTGGACAAGAAATTTCTACATTTGTCGTCACTTTGCTATCCTCCATAAGATTTGCGATTCACCAACTGGAGCCATCTAGAGCCTTTTTGAGTGAATCACAAATTGCCAAGTAGCAATATAATTGGAGATTAGCAAAATTATGTCAAGTGAACAAAGTGAGAAACTAAAGCTCATCCGTGAATCCGAACGCCTTAAAACTAAGGAACTTGCTGAATTAATTGGAATTAATTACTACACATATCATGGATATGAATCAGGAAAATCAAAAATGCCTATGGAAGCAGGTATGAAGCTGTTTAAGCATCCACGCTTTCGCAAGTATCGTGACTGGTTCATGTTTGATGAAACAGATCCAGCAGCTGGACAAATAGCCCCGGCTCTCGCACACATTGGGCAAGACTCAACAACCTTGCACCACTCAGACCAGAAGACTGGCTGACGATTTATTCAGCATATGTGTGTAGTAAATGTACGAAAGAAAATTGCATTAATTTTCAAGTAGTAGAAGTAAACAGCGTCATCGGAGGGCTTTATGTCTATTAAAAAGCTCGATGATGGTCGTTATGAAGTGGACGTCAGACCGCAGGGTGCAGATGGAAAACGTATCAGGCGGAAATTTAAAACTAAAGGTGAAGCTCAGGCATTCGAACGTCATGTACTGGTTAACTACCACAACAAAGAGTGGTTGGAGAAACCAGCCGACCGCCGAACTCTTACAGAGTTGTTAGGTAGATGGTGGATATATCACGGAAAATCACATGAGCGTGGAGATATTGAACGGGGGCGTTTAACGACAATAATCGCCAAATTTGCAGAAATGGGAGTGTCCAGAGCTGACCAGCTAACAAAGAAAACGATAACTGATTATCGCGTTGTAATGATGAACGATGGTCTAAAACCAGCCAGCGTAAATCGACATCTGGCAATAATGAGCGGGATGTTCACCAAGTTAATTGACGCCGGTGAATACCACTCCCACAACCCGTTCCGTGAGATTAAACGGTTACGTGAAGCTGTTACGGAAATGGCTTTTTTGTCCAGTGAAGAGATTACGCGGCTGTTATCCATGCTTGATGGTGATGAATTAAATGCAACTCTGGTCTGCCTTTCTACTGGTGGACGCTGGAGTGAAGTGTCTAATTTAAAAGCTGAACACATCATTAACCAGATGGTTACGTTTATGAAAACTAAAAACGGAAAACGCAGGACAATTCCCGTTTCGCAGGACCTGATTAAACGGATCAAGACCAAAAATTCAGGCAGGCTTTTTAATGCCAGTTACTACAAAGTGCGTAACGCTCTCAGGGAAGTAAAACCCGATTTACCTGACGGACAAGCAGTACATGTTTTGAGGCATACATTTGCCACACATTTTATAATGAATGGAGGTAACATAATCACATTGCAGCGCATCCTGGGTCATTCTAACATTCAGCAAACTATGACCTACGCACACTTTGCACCGGATTTCTTACAAGATGCTGTGACTCTTAACCCGGTGTCAGGAATGTCCATAATGCGTCCATAA